CGTGCTGCAATAATTAATCCGTTTTTGTCAATTCTAGCAATTGTAGAATAATCAACAGGTGTCACTATCAATGCTTCAAGCAATTTGTCTAATACAACTCCTTCTCGCATATATGATGAATTAGTTAAAATATCTTCATCATATGCGGTCATGTATCGCATTTCAATTTTTCCGGAACGCAATGGATGATCTTTTGGATATACCATACCGTTGCTTACCAATGGAAATATTTCCGAAGGCATACTTTGTTGTTTTTGTGATTCGTACTGCTGTTTTGCTAGTTGAATTATTGTTTGATCTGAAACTCTATCTGTCATTCCTGCCATGTTTATCCTTTATAACTTTATTATAAATATATAGAACACAAAAAATGGGAGCAATTTGCCCCCATTAATGATTCTACTATTTTATAGATTAATATTGATGTATTGCGTAATCAAATTTCAATGTTAATTCAATTGTCATTGCTTCTTCTGTTCCCCAATCCATTTGTCCAAAATTTGCATCTGAAATAAATGTTCCTTTTAATGTCCAGTTTTCAATTTTTTCGCCCATTGCAGACAAAGCATAAAATTCAATGTCACGTTTGTAATCAGATGAATATCCGTCGCGACCTGTTAATGATTCGTGATGTAAACGTACCCATTCCATTACTGCTTGTGCGCCTTCACTTGTAATTGGATCATACAATGTAATTGCTAAATCACTCCAACGAGACTTGCCTTTAACTTTTCGGTCAATATTGATATGATCTAAAACAATTTCACCGTTAGTAATTGTAGGTCGTGCTGCTGCCTTAATTAAGTATGCTGGTATATTTGTTCCTGCAAGTTGCATGATAAATCGGTTAGCATATTTTGGTTCCCACGAAAATGCACTAGTGAATAAATCACTTTGACTAATATCTGGTAATGTTGGCGTTAATGGCATTTTTTTCTTCCTTATTTGTTTTATATAAATATAAGTAAAGTAAAAAAGGTAGAACCTAAGTCCTACCTTTCTTTTAAATGTTTATTCTACTATTCCGGGAAACTTGCTCCAGTTGGTTGAATATTGAAATCTAAAATAATAAATTCAGCCGTACGAGTCGGTTGAATAAGTATTTGTCCGTATAAAATATTTTGGTCAATCATATCTGCTGTGTTATTTGATTGATCCATAATCACTTTAAATTGGTAAATACCTTGTTTAGCTTTTACTTGATCTAAATATGGATTAACTATGCTCAAGAATCTTAATCTAGTTGCATCTGTGTTTTGTTCAAATACCAAATAACGAGTTGAAGAAGCAATAAATTTCTTAACTGTGATCAATAATCGACGTACATTTACGCGGTCTAATGCACTTGGTCGAGCCTGTAAAGTCTTTTGACCCCAAATCACTTGTCCTTCGTTAGGGAAGTTCGCAATAGGATTAACACGGGCCTCATACAATGAATCACGCATTGTTTGTGATAAATTCATATACGTATCAGATACACTTGTTAAACCACCTCTTGTTAAACCTGCTGGTGCATACCATGGTGCAGCTACTGCATCATTAAATGCCAATACTCCCGGAACTACTACTGATGGCGGTACCCATAATGGAACATTTTTAGCTGGGTTTAAAATTCTTACCCAAGGCCAATAAGTTGAAGTATAATTGCTATCTAAAGTTGTTGCTTGACTGACAACCTGACTTACAGAATCTGTTAATTCATTTGAATCCATCACATAAAATGTATCTTGACGAGTTTCACACAAATTGCGTGCTGCACTTGTTATTACACTGTGCAGACTGTCAATAATACCCGGTGTAATTAACATGTTCATATCATAATAATCAGTGTTTGCTAACAATGCAAATGCTTTATTATATGATGTTGTTCCACTTGTACCAGTCCCGGAGCAATCAAATCCAAATGTATTTGCCGCTGTAATATCTTCGCCGGAAAATTTAGCTAAGTTTGGACGAGTGCCATCAAAACCTCCTTGGAATCCAACAATAAATTTACGTGTTGATAATGCAACATTTGTTGTAAATGTTCCAGCAGTCAATGCAGTTTCTAATGACCCTGAATATGGTGTTGCTGTTGGGAAAGCTGCTTCAGCATTTTGTGATACATTTCCAAGATAGAAATCAGAATTGCTTCCTGTATTTGCTCCTGTTGTTGGAAGTGGAGCTAAATAATTTAAATTGTTTAAATTGGTAAAATCAAATCCAAAATAATTGTTTGAGTAATATGATGATGATGAAGGTACTTGTGATGTTGCATATGATGTTGCATTCAAATTCAATGACCCAGACATTAATGGAATTGGTGCATTCATTGCACGGAATCCAAATGGTACCAATGTTTTTGCATTAGTTGCATTAGATACTCCAGCATCAACTGCTACACGAATGAAACGAGACATGTTTGGATAATCTCCATTAACAATCAAGTTACCTGCAGTATCAATTGTGCTATATCTATCACCAATTACGCGACCAATATATTTTGATGAGTTTGGATCTAAATTAACATTGTTAAATGTTTCAATAATATCCGGTTGGCGATCTGTATCATTAGATGAATATGGAGAATTTGGAATATTTGCAGTATTTACTCGACGAACTTCTATTGTAAATGTTCCATATCCATTTGGATCAGCAACTTCAGCAGCAGTTCTTATATTTCTAATACCAACTTTAACTTCGGTGTTAACTGATGTGCCATGTGAGATTGTATAAAATTGAAATAAATTTTTAACAGTTGTGCCAATTTTTTGTGATGTGATCATTGGTGTTGCTGCTGCTTGAAATCCTTGTGCAAATGCATAACTTGATGCTGATGCTAATTCCATGGTAACATCGCCTAGGTTGTTAAACAATGCAGATGCATTAGCATTTTCATATTGCACATATACTGGATAATCTACTGATTTAGGAGATGACCCAAATTTCTTTTGTATGTAATTGTTTGTTGATGATACTAATGAGCAACTAATTGCCGACGTTGCATCTGATGCAAAGTCTGGGCTTGGAGTATATGATCCTGAAACTTTGATTGTGAATGAACCAGAACCTAAATTGCTTAATACCGATTTTTCAAATAAATTTGTTGCAACATATGCAACCGGATTGGTTGGATGAAGCACATGAGTTACAACTTGTACCGCTCCGGCACCCGAACCTGATTTAGCAATAATTGCTAAGGCTCCAGCAGCTAATGTATACCCATCTTCATACAATAATCTTGTTACTGTAATTACATTTCCATTCTTCAAATAGTCTTGTACAACGAATGGTACATATGAATCATCTGTATATGATCCAAATATTGCCGTAAAATCGCCGAACGAAGTTATTTGTGTAGGAATTAGTGCAGGACCTTTTACTGTTGGTCCTACAATTGCTGCACCGATTTGTGCAATGCCGCCAGCTAAAAACGATTGATCTACTTCATTTGTAAATACGCCTGCTGAAACTATTCTTTCTGCCATTAATATACTCCTTGTTTTATTTTATTATAAATATGATTGTTTAGTGTCAAACATCATGCATTTGGAGTAAATGTTCCTTCAGCAATATCAATTTGGCCTTCGCCATAACGCTCACGCATTTTTTCTAGCAATGCAGATTCCTGTTTTTGTAGGGTTTCAAATTGATCTAAATAGCGTTGTTTTTCTAAATCAATTGTTTTTAATCTAGATTCCGTTGCATATTGTTCTAATACAATGTTTCCTAGAATGTTTGTATTCTTTGCAAATTCTTCACGTAATTGTTGAATTTCATCTAGATGTTCCATGTCCAGTTTTTTGGTCATAACTTGTTTCCTTTTTATTTTAATATATGTAATTTATCATGATAATCCAAGTATTATGTATGGTTTAAGTTATTTCCATATAAGATAATAGTGTGTCAGAACCACTTTGAAATGGTGTACTAATTTTTAGTGAATCACCGGTCTGTAATGCTATTGTATCTGATATAGGTTGAAATGATGCTTGAACCGGAACGGATGATCCTGAAATTAAATAAAAATTAGTAGCAGATCCACTCTTGTTTAAAATAACATCTATGGTAACTCCACTAGAAGATACATTTGCAATGTATAAACTTTTTACAAGAGTAGTTGTACCTAAGGGTGTTGTGTAAATTGTTGTAAAACCACTTGCGTTAAGTTTGTTTGCGTTTATTTTGTAAGTATTAGCCATTATTTTGTATATTGTTTGTTTCGATTAATAAAGGTTTAGATAGTCCCATTGTGTATACTTCAGGATACCATTCTATTTGAAAAAATTCATAAGCTTCTTGTTCTGTGTCAAACCAATACCATCCATCTATTGGATATGTATAAGTATCTTTTTCTTCTTTTAGCAGTTTGTATTGGTCATGAGGCCCGAATATATAGTTAGGGCCATATATTACTATTCCGCTTGGGTCTACTTTATAAAATCCTGGTGTATCCATATTCTTTATTTATTATAAATATTCTAATGTGTTTATATTCTTTATTTAGTACAATTATCCTGTTACAGCCCATCCTTTTGCTGTTGCAATTGATGGAGTATCATTTGCTGTACCCCAGTTACCAGTAACTGTAATGGTTTTTCCTGCACCTGTTGCAGATGCATTGGTATAAATTTCATTTAATGCTATTGAATCTAAAAGATTGTTTGAAACATCAAAGCTAGCATTCATTCCGGTTGCGCGCATTCTTCTTAAGTTACCACTACCTAGGTTGCCAATAGCTGCACTAGAAGTCATATTTAATGCCGGGATTTCAGTAGTGCCGCCGGCTTGAAACATGTTGGAGAAAAAAACTCCACGAGATGTATCCATTAATGGAATATTTTGTAGTGGCGGACAGTTAGCGAAACAACTACCAAAATCAGTTACTTTGGATGAATTAAAACCACCAACATCTACTAATGCAGTGTTATTTGCAAACAGAGAAGCAAACGATGTAGCTACTGCAGTATCTAAATATGGTACTGATCTTAATGAAGTGCATCCATTAAACATGCCGGACATATTAATGCATTTAGTTAAATTAAAAATTGGTATAGTTGTAAGTGTTGTACAACCACTAAACATAGATTGTACACTTGTAGCTTCTCCTAAATCATAAGCCGGGACTTTTAATAAATTAGTACAACTTTGAAACATTTGCGAAAAATTAGTTCCTTTAGATGTATTAAGAAATGGTGCTTCCTTGATACCACAACTTGTAAACATGGACGCAAAACTTGTTGCATTAGAAGTTTCAAGTGCAGGAACTGATACTAAACTAGTACAACTTGAAAACATACTATCACAGCTTGTGATCCTAGCAAAATTTAATTTTGGTATAGATCTTAATGATGTACAACTGGAAAATAGTGAGGTTGCGCTTGTCACAGTTACTGTATCAAACCATGGTATGGTTACTAAACTCCTACAAGATGAAAACATTGAATTTATACCTGTTAAATTACGTGTGTTTGTAAAAATTGGACATGTTTTAAGTGACGAACAGCCGGTAAACATACTTGTCAACGTTGTAGTTGCACTTAGATTCAACGTTGATGGTAATGATTCTAATTGGTAACAGTTGTTGAACGCAGCAAACCAAGAAGTAACTTTTGAAGTAGTGCCAATAAATTTAACTTGTTTTAAACTAAAGCAGTTTTGCCATGTAGCACTGAAACTAGTATTGTTGCTAACATTTAAAGGAGGGTGTTTTTCTAAAGCATAACAACTAGCAAATGTACTACTATAGGATGTAACAGCACTACTAAATGTAGCATTTATTTTTTGCAGTGTTAAACATCCTTGAAAAGCATTTGACCAATTATTTACATTTTGAGAGTTTAATAGTGTTATTTCTCTAAGGTTAGGACATGCGTTAAACATGTTTATAGCTGAACCTGCATTAATAAGATCTAATGGAGGGAGTTTTCGCAAGTTGTTACATTGTTGAAACGTGTTGCTAAAAGTGGTAGCGTTTCTTGTATCAAGGGATACAATTTCTACTAAATTTTGAAGGTTGATGAACATGGCGGTAAAGTTCGATATGCTATTTGATCCAGAATACTCAAATCTTTCTAATTGCCCTAGTGATAAAGAGGAGGTGCTACTCTGACTCAGCACTACTGACGTAACTAGATTACCGGACATTTTAATTGACTTCCAGTTATTATGGCTGCCGTTAACTAAGGATCCTGTTGATAGTGTTGGTCGAGTGGTAAAATTGACAGTACTAAAACTTGTAGCACTGCCTGATAAAGTTACAGTAATTAAAGCTGGTTTGTATAAGTCAGCTACTGAATATATTGAGCTTGTTAAGGCTGCGTATGAATCAGTTGTATATTGTTTTGATCCAGTTGCACCTGAATTATAATTGTTTGAAGTACCATCTCCCCAATTAACCAAGTATCCTCCACCTCCATTTGTTGAAAGTTGTAACCCAACAAAATTTGAGTTATTGTTATAAACCCTACACCATGCCACTATTTGGTTGTTAGATATTGCAGGAAGTGGTGGCAAACCGCCGCTTATATTAATTGTAGGTGCAGTTGAAAAACGTGATGAACCAGATGTAACAGATATTGTTGATACTGTGTTTCCAGATAATACTGCAGTTGCTGATGTGTCTTGTAAGGCTGCTCCTTGTATTTGTACAGTTGGTGGAGTAGTATATCCACCACCCCCATTTATAATATCAATAGAACCTATTCCGGCTATAAGAGATGATGATATAACTGCTCCGGTTCCAGTAGGACTTGTTATTGTTAAAGTTGGATTTGAAGTATATCCTCTACCACAACGTATTACAGGTACTAGCACAGCGTGTGTTCCTCCAGCTGCTAACCCTCCGCCACTTACTGTTATTGTTGGAAAAGATGTAGAAATATAATTGCTACCTGATGTTGTAATAGTAACACCTGTTACACGTCCATTTGTTATTGTAGCTGTTCCTGTTGCAGTTATATGTGGTCTCCAAGTGATATTGGTTACTGCGGGGGTTGAAAAGGATAATGTTGGAGGTGAGGTGTATGGCCCTCCGGCATCTGCTATAATTACATCTTGAATTGAGTAGAGGGGAGCAACTACAGTTATAACACCTTGAGCGGTGACAGTAGATGCATATGCTGCAGCATCTTGACCGCCGCCTCCAGAAAAACTCATTGTAGTGTTTTGAAACAAAACAGGATATCCTGTACCGCCCTTATATGTTATCATGTTGGCTATTGACCCGTTTGATAATGATGCGGTAGCAATCGAGCCAGAACCTCCTCCTGTTGCAGACCCGGTTAAAAGTGGGGTGGTATCAATATAAGGAGGACTTGACATTAGATTTGTGTCATTAGAATATGCATCATTTTGTGTAAAAAATCTAGTATCAAAATTTTTGTTTCTAGATATTATACCTTGATTATCAAGTCCTAGTGTTGGATTACCTATATATCCATTATTGTCTTTTTTAGCCATATCGTTATTACATTAAAAAATAAAACTGTGCTTCAACAGCTGTTGTGTCACCTCCGCCGCCACCTCCTGCTACTGCTAAAGCAAATGAAGCAGTACCTTGCAATGATCCAGTAAAGCCGGCAGTCGACGCAACACTTCCACTAAATACGGCAGGACCTATGTTTGTAAATGTGCTTGATCCAGATACTGTTAAAGATCCAGTTATTTGTACTTGAGATCCAGATGCAAATATAAGATTTGATCTCGAACCATCTGCTGTACCATTACCTACTATAAACGCTGATTGAGCTGATGATGCTATATTATACGCTCCTTGTACATGTTGGTAATCACCTTGTGCTATTGTGTTATTACCTTCCGCGTGTGAATATGATCCTAATGCGTTTGTATTAGCACCTTCTGCGTGTGAGTAATCTCCTAATGTTGTTGTGCCAGAACCTTCTGCGTGTGAATAACTTGCAGGTATTGTTTGATCTCCGAGCCAATTTGATACGCCTAGGGTAAGATCTCCAACATATGCTGTAGTAGTACTAATTGAAGTATCATACAAGGTTATAATAGTACTAAAAGTAACAAACCCATCATAAATTACTGACGCTATTTTTGATGTTATGATACCATAGTTATTATCAAATGGTGCATCATATATTAACAATTGATCATCTACATTGAAATCTGCAGTTACATCTCCATATAGTAGAGCATTTAAAGTTACAACACCGCTTGATATATCACAAGAATATGCTTTAGTAGTTCCTGTATTTGTACTATTACCTTGATTTAATGTTGCTGTTATTGTTTGAGCACTAGTAAAGTTGTTGGGAGATCCTAGTAATGCAAATGATGATTCATTTAAAACTGTTTGTGCAACCGTGGCATATGAAGCAGTTGTTGCAAAGCTTGAGCTTACTGCTCTAGATGCACTTACTGCAAAAGAAGCCGTTGTTGCAAAGCTTGAGCTTACTGCTCTAGATGCACTTACTGCAAATGATGAACTTAATGCTTGATTAGCGTAGGATGATGTAACTGTTAAGGTATTTGTACCCATTATGTATTGAAAACTACCAGAGTTAGCATATGTAATTACGTTGGTAAAATTGCCATCATTTCTCACGGCTCCAAACAAAGGATAAAATTTATGATTTCCTGCTGCATCTACAATAGCTGCAGAACTACTTGGAGATACTGTTACATTTTGAGCTGTTGCTACATATGAAGCTGTTACTGCTGTTAATGCTCCTCCAAACAATGATCCTGTAAATGATCCTGTAAATCCTGCAGTTGCAATAACACTACCTGTTATTTGAACTTGTGAACCTGAAGCAAAGATTAAGTTTGATCGAAGTGCTCCGGTTCCTGTTCCATTACCTACAATAAATGCACTTTGTGCTGAGGATGATTGGTTAAATTGACCTTGTACGTGCTGATAATCTCCAGATGCTACTGTAAAATTGCCTTCTGCGTGTGAAAAATCTCCGGTGGCGGTTGTTTCTCGACCTTCTGCGTGTGAATAGTTGCCTTGTGCTAATGTAGCATAACCTTCAGCGTGTGATGATGCTCCGGTTGCCGATGTTTCTTGTCCTTCTGCGTGTGAATATAATCCATCTGCTATTGTTGCTTGACCTTCTGCGTGTGAATATATTCCGGAGGCTGTAACAGCAAATCCTTGAGCATAAGCAAATAGGCCTGATGCTAAAGATGCAGATGCTTGATTGAATGATCCTGTTACTCCTAAAGATCCTGTTATTTGAGCGGATCCTGTGAATGGAAACGCAGGTGTGGATGGTGCATAGGAAGCACTTAGTGCTTGTGTTGCAAATGATGCACTTGTTGGTACTCCATTTACCCATGTTCCACTATTATATATAAGTGCTTGCCCATTTGTAGGACCAACGATTGAGACATCTGTTAAATCTTGTAAATTAGATATTGCTATTCCTCCACCGCTACCTTGACCAGAACCGCGGAATAACCCAGCAGATACAATCTTATTATCGGCTGCTGTTATATCGGTTTCATTGCTTTTTAATATAAGAAAACCAACAAAAGTAGTAAAATCAAATGTAGATCCTTCAGTGAACGAGTCTGCTGATATGTTTGCAACTGCTGTTAAAAAATCCGGGTATATATTTTGACCAAAGTAAACATACAATACACCGGTTTTGGGATCAGAATATGCTCGTTGTATAGTCCAATCATTGTTTGAAACAGAACCAGTAACACCTGTTCCGGGATCATAAAATCCAGGTTTTAATTGAGTGTATAAGTTGCCTCCATTTGTATCAAATCTTACACCCGAACCCGATCTATATACATAAGCCATGCTAGCCGTTGTTTGTAATGGTGTTGTTATTTGGGATGGAAACTCAGGATCATTTTGATAAAATCCACCATGTATAAAAGAAGTACCAGACCCGACAGATAATCTTAAACTACCTGCTTGACCCGTCAACCCATATCCTGACATCTTTAATGGTCCAAATGCATCTATGAAATTTGATATTTGTGATATTTGATCATATGCGGTTTGCACTCCACCACCAAATACAGATACCTGTGTATAATCAAAATGACCTACGGCCCCTAATGGTATATAATCGTGGTATTGTTGTGATGTAAATCTAGTTGATTGTTGTTGTAAAGTTCCATTATTATCAATATATAAATAAGTTACTTGTTGAGTTGCAATATTTGTAATACTTTGTGTGATTGCATTCCAAGTAACGTACTCTATCATAGGTGAAGCTTCGGAACCAGTTGTTGGGTTATGATCCGCTATAATACCACTACCAGGAGAAACAAAAACATTACTTCCACTATAGGTAACTACTCCTCCATATAATAATCCAGTTTCTAAAGTACCTTCAATCCATTTCCATTTTACAAGATTTCCATTTTGACGAACATATAGATCATATCCTAATGCCGTGTTGGAACTGCTTTGAAATAAAACTGTTGAATCTAAATCAATACCTAATGGGTCTGGATCTTGTGTTGGGTCAAATTTTAAACTACCAGATAATAGAATTTGCTGGTTTAGTGGGTTAACATATGATGCTGTTTGAGCAAATGAAGCGGTACCAAATAATGAACCGGTAAATCCGGCAGTTGCTGTTACAGAGGTGAGGGTTGCATCAGATCCCGATACTATGACGCGTTTCCATGCTGGCATACTATATCTTAATTATGTTGCGGTTAGATACATACACTTATGCCGTGTGTGCGCCTACTTCCTTGCGGCCAACAACAAGTTATTTATTATAAATATGGGTTATCTAGATTTCTTTGGTTGAGGTGCAGACTGCATGTTTGCAATTTGTTGAATCTCAGATTCTAATTTGATTTGCAATGCAGCTAAAAACTGTGCATCTTTTCCTGCAATAGTAATAACATCTAGAGATTGTCGCAATGTCTGAATTTCAGGCAATGTTAGTTCAATTGAAAAAATATTCATGTTTGTTTATTTGGATTGTTCTATATATTGATTTTGTAATTTAACTACAAGATTATAAAACATTTCAACTTGCGAACCGGCGATTGTTACATCTTTTAAAGAATTTAAAACAAATTCTAATTCTTCTTGAACCAATTGATTTTTTGTTTCAACCGCCGGTTGCTTTGATTCGCCTATTATTTTAGAAAGAATACTCATTATAACCTTTTTTAGTTAATATATAGAATTTTATGCATACATCCAAATTGTTCCATCTGTATTTGTATATATTGCTCCTGCTTGTACAAATTCACCCGTAGTTGGTTTTGTTGCAGTGTGATCAGCTTCTGTAAATACATATCCTGCAAATGCTGAGTTGCCGTTTGTTCCAATAACAATTGCATTGGTTGAATCTGTCAATCCGTTTTGATAACCCCAACGATCTGTTGTTGCATCAAAACCAAATGCAATATTTCCTGCACCATCTGATCCGCGGTCAATTATAATACCACCATCACCTGCTGTTGCAGATCCGGATGCTAATATAATAAACTTATCTTCAACTAGTAAGTCTGTAGTGTTTACTTGTGTAGTTGTTCCGTTAACAAATAAGTCTCCGGTTACTACTAAGCTGTTTCCAACTGTTGTTGTACCAGTTGCGGCACCTAAATTTAACGTAGTTGCTGCTCCAAATGCGTTAACGGTTGTAGCTGTTGTATTGAATACTGCTGCAGTTGTACCTGTTGTAGTAAGAGCGGTTGAAGTACCATTGTTTATTGCAATGTTACCATTGGTAATTGTTAAACCTGCAAATGTTGGTGTTCCTGCTGTTCCTAATCCAGTTGCTGTAATATCACCTGAGCTGACACCGT